TCATTTCTTATTTTGATCAGATGATGAAATAACGGCGGCTAAGAGCAAATCTCGCTGCCGTTTCTGAAGGTTATGCGGATATCTTCTTTGCTGAATACCGTGATGTGATCTACAAGAGCACAGAAGCTCTGTTCGTCGAATGTTTGCAGAAGCCTGTCTTGTTTTTGTAGCTGCTTCAGGCAGAACTTGATATCGACTTTGGTCGCCTGCATCTTTTTGAGCTTTCCTTCGACCTTCGCTAAGGCCGCCTTTTTTTCTATTGTAGAAGCGTTCCAGATCTTCGTACTTTGCTTGGTACTCGCTCTGGTCTTGCGGGATGGCAGCATTTTGGCGGATAAGGTCTTCGATCATCTTGGCACAGACATCCATCTCGCTTTCCAGCTTGGCTTTTTCGCCTTCCAAGGTGTGAGTATCATAAACGCCTCCGACAATCTCTTGAAAGCTATTAAGAATCTCATCTTTATTCTCTATGAGCTTGTTGGTCGCAGAAAGGACGGCGGCTTTTAGCTCCTCATCGGTAAGATGCACGCCGTTTTTGCAGGGGGAGTTTTTCTTGCAGTGCCTGTTGCATTGCCAGATAACCTGCTTGTATTTGTCGTTGGAATGCCAGACTTTTGAACCGAGCCTTGTTCCGCATTCACCACAGTAGACCTTGCCGGAGAAAAGTCTCACGGCACTGTGTCTTCCTTTTTCGTTTTTGCGCCGTTCCATCTCGCGTTGTACGAGTTCCCACACCTCCGGTTCAATGATGGCTTCGTGGTTTCCGGACACGTAGTACTGCGGAATTTCGCCTTCGTTTATCTTGTGCTCTTTGGTAAGAAAGTTCGTGGTAAAGGACTTTTGCAGGAGCGCATCGCCTTTGTATTTTTCGTTGGTAAGGATGGATTTGATGTTGCTTGGGTTCCAGCGAGGATTTCCTGCAGGTGACGGGATACCGTCTTCGGTCAGAGCCTTTGCAATGAGGTGGTAGGTTTTTCCCTGCAGGTACATCGCATAGATGCGTTTGACGATTTTTGCCTGTTTGGGATTGACGACGAGGTTTCCGTCTTTTCCGCGGTCATAGCCTAAGAAACGTTTGAAGGGCACGGTCACTTTGCCGTCAGCAAAGCGCTTTCTTTGTCCCCAGGTGCAGTTTTCGGATATTGAGCGAGATTCTTCTTGAGCAAGGCTGCTCATGATGGTAATCAAAAGCTCGCCTTTGGAGTCAAAGGTCCATATATTCTCTTTTTCAAAGAAGCACTCGGTGCCGTGCTCTTTAAGCTTTCGGATGGTGGTTAAGCTGTCCACGGTATTTCTGGCAAAACGCGAGACCGATTTGGTGACGATAAGGTCTATTTTTCCGTCAAGGGCGTCTTTGACCATGCGTTTGAAGCCTTCTCGCTTTTTGGTATTGGTACCGGTGATCCCTTCGTCGGTGTAGACACCCGCAAATTGCCAGTCATTTCTGGCTTTAATGTAATTTGTGTAGTAGTCTACCTGTGCCTCGTAGCTGGTAAACTGCTCATCGGAGTCCGTTGAGACGCGGGCATAGGCTGCCACGCGGCGTTTGCGTGAAGTGGTGAGCGGTGTTTTGGAGAAGGGTTTGATGCTGGCGGGTATCGTGGTTACTTGTTTGGCCATAGCTTCTCCTTTCGTATCGGTTTGTGCCGCTCTGACGCGTAGCATTCTTTGATGGATGCTTTAAATTTCGCATGCTGTTCCTCTGTCCACTTGTGTCCTTCGTGCGTAGGTTGGATCAGCTTGCGAGCAATTTCCTTTCCATCATAAAAATGAAAGATAAGGTCTTCTCGGCTAAGGACGCTGATATGGTCGATCTTCGAAAGAAAAATAGCGTCATCGAATGCATCAAGACCTAAGACCTCTACGGTAAGTGAGCGCAAAAGGTCGTCTCTGAATCCTCTGGTGTCACAGCCGTTATGTTCGGCACATCGCCAGTATCTGCGTTTTCCGCTGGGAGATGTTGAACAGTTTTGTGTTTGTGCGCGAAAATTGCATTCGCAATGTTCGCATCGGATTTTAGTTGAAAAGCAGGTGACGTCCGAGCGTTTCATGGCATGAGTGCGCCTATATTCTGAGGCGCGTTTGCGCGCCGCATCATCCCACGATTCTTTTTTGGCGTTATTTTCCCAAGTTTCGGTGACGCTGTGTCCGTCTTTGAAATGGAAAATGAGAACCCCTTGTTTGGGTACCGTGATTTTATCGATTTGCTCGTTAAAAACAGCATCATCAAAATCCTCAAGACCGAGCACTTTGGCACAGCAAGTTTTAAGGATTCGATCCGGGATGGCTTTTGCCGAGCATGTACTGTACTTTTTCTTGCTGGAACCGCATACCCAGCTGATGACTTTATTCCCAAGATTGGAGTGCTTGGCACGGTTGTTTCGGACGTTTCGCATATAGCTTTTCCCGCACAGCTCACATTTGATTTTTCCGGTAAAGCAGTAGATGTTCAGGCTCTTGTTTGCCCGAGGTCCCAGAGCACGTCTTCTTGCCATCTCTTCTTGCACATAGTCGAAAGTTTCCTTGTCGATAATCGCTTCATGGGTGTTTGCGATGAAATACTGAGGAAGCTCACCGCGGTTTTTCTTGCGCTTCTTGGTAATGGGATCTTCGACAAACTCTTTTTGACAGAGCAAATTTCCCGTATAAGTGACATTGGTCAGAACAACCTTAATATTGGAGTCCGTCCAGCGGTTGCCCTTTCTGGTTGTAATGCCTTCCTCTGCAAATTCACGCTCGGTTTCAAGGCGTGATTTTCCATCAAGGAAGTTTTGAAAGATGCGCCGCACGATCTTTGCTTCTTCGGGAACAACAATCAGGGTGTCATCTTTCCAGCGGTAGCCATAGACGATATTTCGCATATTCGGGTTTCCTTCGGACATGCGTTTTCGGATGGCCCATTTAACGTTGTTGGAGATGCTGATGGTCTCTTCCTGTGCGAAAGAGGCAAGGAGCGTGAGCATCAGCTCACCGTCATCTGAAAGTGAGTTGATTTTTTCCTTTTCAAATCGGACCTCGATGTTGAGGTCTTTTAACTGTCTTACGACTTTTAGGAGGTCGACCGTGTTACGCGCGAATCGGGAGATGGATTTCGTTAAGATGAGGTCTATTTTTCCGGCCTTGCAGTCTTTCATCATGCGCATAAACTCGGGACGTTTTTCCACTGATGTGCCGCTGATGCCTTCATCGGCATAGACTCCGGCATAGTCCCACTCGGGGTTCTTTTGTATCAAATCAGAATAAAAACTGATCTGTGCCGCCAGTGAGTGGTGCAGCCTTTGCGTTTCCATAGAGACACGGGCATAGGCGGCGACTTTTTTGCGGTTTGGCAGCGGTGATTTCTTTGCTTCGATTTTTATGATTTCAGCCATAGAATCGTCTCCTTTCCGTGTCTATACATCACTCTAAAGAGCTGAAATAGCAAGTAAATAAGGCACCTAAGCCGGGGTGGTATCGCTTTAGGAGTGCGTGGTCGAGACGAATGAATTCCTCTTTATCGATGATGTTTTGCTTGAGCCAAGAAAAGAGGATGGAGCGGGATACTTCATAGGCAAGCTCGGATGCGAAGGCTTCAGTCTTCATGAGAGCCTCCGAATCGGTCTTGGATATAGCAAGCATGACTGCAATACTTTCTGTGCGCATTGCCATAGGAAGTGAAAGTTTTTCCGCAGCATGGGCAGGTGAATATATAGATTGCCTTTTTATTCAGCTCTTCCGGATGCTCTTTCCACCAGCTCATCCGGCAGTGCTCTGAGCAGAATTTTTGCTCTTTCCCTTTTTCCTTGACGGGCAGTGGCTTTCCGCAATACTTGCAGTAGCGTAGTGCTGTTAAAGCTTTTGAGGAACCTGTTCTCAGGCCTTCTTTTTGGCAAAAGGAAGCCACGGTGCTTTTCGATAGATTTAAGATGGCAGCAATTACGGCATAACTTGCACCGTTTCGTCTCATGTTGTAAATGCTTTGTTTTTCATCATTTGTCATATCATCCCTCCAGACAGAGGGCAGGTCTTGTTGTCCCTCTAACACTCCCTGAAGAGACGAAGGCGTTATGGACGAATCTTTTTCTGCCTTCCACTGTTCCACTGGAGGTTTTTGAAGAAGTTGAGCGGACAAAATAAAAAAGCCCGCAAGGGAGTGAAGATCTCTCCTCACGCCTTGCGGGCATATCAATGCATTCAGCTTAGAGCAGTTCGTTTACTCGTTTTTGTACAGCTTCGTAATCGTAGCCTGCTTTCGTCAGGCGGTTTACACGGTCCTTACCGTTTCCCCAGTCGCCGCGGATGACCTCTCGGGCAAGTGTGTCGATGGACTTTTTCGGCTTTATGCCTAAAAGCTCATTTACGCGTGCCTGCACCGCGTCGTAGTCGTAGCCTGTTTGGGTAAGACGATTTACTCTGTCCTCACCGTTTCCCCAAGCACCGGAGATGACTTCATGGGCCAGCGTATCGACAGACTTTCTTGCGGGGGCGGAGCTTGTGCCTTTGCCATAGCCGTTAAAGCCGCCTTTCCTGATGATGGAGGGATAATCCACATAGGCAAGATCCATATCGCATCTGCCTGCGATGCCCGGCACCGAGCCGCTCGAGGAATACTGCCAAAGACCGTACTGTCCCTGATAGGTGCAGCGACTGTTCCACTGCGCTACCCAGAAGGCGTAGCGGTTTCTCACATCAGCGGAAACGTTGTTCACTGCTGCTGAGAGCGATGTGTAGAATCCGGCAAAATAGCCGCCAGCTTCCATCTCATTGCAAAAGGCTCGAATGAGCGAGTCGCAAAAAGCCCGTCCGCGGGCAAGCTGTGACTTTTCTTCCAAATCAAAGTAGATGGGATAGTCAAACTGCTTGCCGGAGAGCACCTGTTTGCAGACACGTGCTTCTTCGCGTGCCTCTGCGGCGCTTCCCGCATAGGAGTACCAATAGGCTCCTACGTGAAGACCTGCCGCTTTGGCGCGGGCGTAGTTCGTCTCAAACCACTTGTCTTTTTGAGAAAGTGCCGAGCCGTAGCCTGCACGAATAATGACGAAGTTAATCCCGCTTTGTTTTACACGCTTAAAATCAATCGATCCCTGCCAGGTTGATACATCAATTCCTTTTATAGTCATAGTTATTTTTCCTCCTTTTCTGCGCGGTCATGAAGCTGTGCCAAGACCGCCTTGAGTTTGTCCGGGACAGGAAGTCCCAGATGAGTCGCGTTTTCCACAAGCGACAGCCCTTCGTTTGAGAGATAGAAGGAGATGACGGCCGTGCGAAGAATCGCGCCCTGTGTGATGACGTTAGTGTCGATGATGTTGGCAACGGCGACCAGAATGAAGATCACGACCTTTTTGGCGATGCCTTTAAAGCCGACTTCGCTTGAGAGGTTTTTATCGGAGACGGCGCACATAATGCCTGTCACGTAATCGCAGATGACAAAGGCGATCAGCGCATAGAGAAGTCCGTCAAAGCCTCCTAAGTAATAGCCGAGCCAGCCTCCGATGCCGACAAAAATAAGTTGAATGGTTGTCCAGAATTCTTTCATAATAGATTCCTCCTTTGATTTTGAACATAAAAAAAACCGTCAGTACGGCTTTATGCGAACAAATAGTGGATAGGTGCTTATTCTTGAGTTTCTGTGGCGAGATAGATTATACTTCCTGTTAGTGTATATGTTCCGTTTGGGTCCGGCTTAGGTGGCCTATCTGAAACCGGGGTGTCCTGGGTATTCAGATTCTCAAACTCCTTAAGAACAGGTGCATTGGTTGCAGTGGCAGATGATTGGTTAGGATTTATCATCAGGCAAAGAGCGCCTGTTTCAAGCATGATAAGAGGACGACTATATTCCTCCTCCATGATAAATGCTGTTCCAACGATTGCAGAAGCAGGCTTAATTGGTGAAACACATAAAGTCAACAGTGGTCCGAAGGAATTATCTGTAAGGGAGCGAATAGAAGCCGTGAAATAAAGGGTAGCGAAAGGTCCCTCAACGATCAGATAACTTTCTTTTCGAATGCTACAGCTGGATTGCTACTTGTCAGAGGAAAAATTTTTCGCTCTTTTCCTTTTCTTAGTACTGCGATCGCATCGCCCGTTGTTTTGGCATCCGCCGCATAGCCTTCTTTGGAAAGCGTTGCATCAAGTGTGAGAACAGATTTAGGAACAGCGTCAATAGCTTCTTGCACTCGATTTTGCATTTCGCTGATCTTCTGGTCAACTGTGTTCAGTTTTTCATTCATACGGCTTTTCAACTCATTGGTAGAGTTTTCGCGCTTTTTTTCATCTTCATTTCGTGAACTTTCTGCATTTTGCCGTAATGCCTCGGCATTCGTTCTTACTGTTTCAGCATTTTTGCGGGATGTTTCAGCGGATGCTCTTTCTTTTTCCGCCTGAACACGGTTAGCTTCGCCAGATGTCGTGGTTTCAACCTGCTGATTGATGGCGGCAATCGAGTCGTGGATGGCTCCGCGCACGTCTTTGCCGTAGACGGCCGATAAAATTTTACTGAGATAGGTTTTCACGTTGGCCATGTTCTTTTTCCTCCTTTCCACCTGTTGTGCTGATCTGCTCGCTCATAAGGGCTATGCGCTGACCTTTTTCTTCTGAGAGCAAGGCTTCTATGATGAGGTCAAGTAAAAAACCGGGAAGCTCATACTTTCCGGCAGTTTGGTTGAGTGCGTATCTCAGTTCGTTTCTCGCTTTTTCAAGGCGCAGGATGAGGGGCATCTCTTTTTCCATCACATACCACCTCCAAAGAGCTTCACGAAGAAGTCGATGATCTTTCTGAAATTGCGGGCAGCCGCAATGAGCTCAGAGGCATCCTTATCTGAGATTTCTTCGTGCTTGTCGGTGCCTAAGATGATCTCGACAGCTTTCTTCCATTCTTCGTCTTTGATCTGAAAAATCGTCTCGGACGGTTTTTCGGCTTCCTGTTCGTTGGGTTTTCCGTTGATGAGTTCATGTTCTTCCATTTGACTGTTCCTCCTTAGAATCTTCCGTCGATAAGAATTCCGTTTTTGAATGTCATGTAGCAGTTGTTCGACCAGTTCGCGGCTGTGCCGTCCGAGCTCATCGAGTTGATCTTCACGAAGTTTGCGGTGCCGGAGATGCCGCCGCCTTCAAAGTTCACGTTTTTTAAAGTGTAGTTGTGCATGTCGATGTCGCAGCCGGCGTTTAAGGCTCCTCCGGTAAATCCGCTGAACGAGGATCTGGCATAAGTCCATACCATGTTGTAGTTTCCACCTGAGGCAGGCTGTGCGGCCCAGGTCATGTAGTCTCCGGTGTTTTCGAGGTCGAAGTTCAGCCCTGCAATGGAGTTTGATTGCGCAAAGCTGTTTCCGCCAATCAGTCCCATCTCCTTGTCGTTGTAATAGATGGAAAGGTGTCCATAGCCCACACGAACTTTGGTGTCTCCGGAGCTTGCCGTGATGGAGCCGTCGATGCTTGCGCCTTTTGCCGTCATGTAACCGTAGGTCGTGAGCTTGAAGTTTGGGGAGTCGATCGATAGCTTCTTTGCTGTGAGTGCTCCTGAGCTCATGTTCCAGCTGTTGTTTCCTTGTTTGTCTTTTAAGGTTCCCGCCCGAATGAGGTCAGCGTTTAAGGTGCCGGTCGTGATGAAGTCGGCGACGATGGCGCCGTTCATGGTGATCGCCGTGCCGTAGGTGCCGTTGTAGCCCGTCTTGGAGTAGCCGAGCCCGTTTAAGTTCCAGCGCCAGACCTTCTTTGCCGTCGCCTTGTCCGCTGTGTCCATGATGAGAATCTCGTTTTTGCGGGTCACGACGTGTCCGGTCGTAGCTGCTGTGATAAGAGCGGTGGCGTTATCCTTGGCAAGGCGAAGCGTGTCGGACTGTGTGGGAAGCCGCTCAATGCGCTCGACCAGTTCTTTTTTCTCGCTGATGCTTCGCTCAGAAAGACCTGCCTTCACTTCGGTTCCAAGTACCACCGTAGAGGATTCAGGGTGATCCAAAGCGATCGTAAGCTCCGTCAGCGGAAAGAACCTGTCCATGCCATGAGGCGGCGAGATGACACGAATACGATCTCCGATCTTCATCGCTTCCATATCGGCATGCACAAGATGCAGATCGACAGCGGTGAGTGTCAGGGTGACATCGGCAAACTGGCTGTCCTTAAGATATTTTTCCGCCTTCTTCTTTAAGTTGGCAGGTACAGAGACATTTTCGAAGCTCACGGTTTTGGTGACGATACCGAAGTTTTGAATGGCGGAAGGCGACTCCACATAAGTCTTGCCACCGTTGACGCTCTTGATGGTGGTATATTCCTCAAGCGCGGCAATGCTTGATGTCTCAAGCCTTTTGCCAAGCGGAATCACACGGGTAGCGATGTCTTCTGCCAAAAGCGTGTCGGTGTAGTCAAGGAGGTTTTCTCCGAACTCAATCACCTGTGTGTTGGTGTTATCGGATTCTGCAAGATAGTCCAGATAGCGAATCTCTCCCACATGGCGCACACGAAGAAAGCCGCCCAAGCGTTTGACGAGTTTGTCGGTGATGGCATCCAAGGTGGTCTCCCAGTTGGTGTAGCGGTAAAGCGAGTCGTTGGGGTCGGTAACGGTGACCTGCCCGACCGTGAAGCGCTTATTGTGCGCGCCGTCTTTTGCCATCTGATTGTTGTGCTTGGCAATAAGCGTCTCAAGAAAAGCGCGGGGCGAGACATCATGAAATTCGGAAGGCTCCTGCACGGAGTCCAAAAGAAAGGCCAGTTCTCCTTCGCAGGTGATGCTCTTGGTGCCGTAAAAGTCCCGCTCAACCGATAAAATGCGGCCGTAAAAGAGTGCCACACCGTCACGCTCCACACGGACGGTGGAATCCAGCGCTTTGAGCTTTTCGTAGAGCGGATTGATCTTCGGTACGCGGGCAGAAAATGTGCCGGATTTTCCAAGCGCCAGCTCCAGCACCGGATCAATAAGAACAGCCTCATCATCGCCCGGTATATAGAGCACGTGCTCATCTAAAAACACTTGGTACATTAAAGGCTTCCTCCTCTCACAGATACGGTGACGGTGTAAGTTCCAAAAAAGCGCAGCGTGTCGCCGGATTCAGGAATGACAAGGTCGGCGAAACGATTTGTGCCGGCATGAAGCATCCACGACGTTCTCAGCTTGATGGAGTAGACGTAGTTTTTCCTGCCTTCGGTTTCTTGGTAGTTTCTGACATGAAACGTCGGCACCATCGGAACGTGCGATCCGGGAACAAGAAGGTCGGTATAAGAGCTTACGCTCACATCCCGATAGTCTCGGATGATGCCGCTTTCAAAGTTAAACGAGTCCCAAAGCCAATCCTCATCGCTTGCGGCAAGCTCCCATTTATACGGATCGCAGGCAATCTCCAGCTCAATTTGTCCCAAAGCGCGGGTGCGCTCAAAGTTTTTTACTTCGGCTCGGCCTTCAAAGTAGTATTCCGGCTCGGAGTCCAAGATGACCTTGACATGCTTTCCATGTATTTCGTCGAGGAAGGCTCGGAGCCTTCCTGCCCAGCTTTCGATCTTTCCGATGCCGCCAAGCGTAAAGGAGAGCGTGCGTCCTTCGTATTCGCATCGTCCCGTCAGAGCCTCTGTGAGATCGAGGCGCTTGGATGATCCGGGAATCTCAACGATGAGTGTTTTAGGCTTTGGCATACCGACCACGTCGGTGTTGGATACGACAAGCCCGTAATTCTTCCACGTGTGTTTGCCGTTTAGAGTGGCTCCAAAGCCTATGTTTTGGTTCATTTCATCCTCCTTCCTACGTAAGCGGCGCGTCTTCCCAAGGCTCCATCCAGTTTTGGTGTGAGTGCTCCGACCAGCGCACCGGAGTCCAGTACGATGTCTTTTTCCGAATTTCCGGCGATGATGGCGAGGTACTTTTCCATGAGTGTTGTGTCCCGGGCGGCAAGCATGCCTTCGAGCTTGTCGTAGAAAGACTTGAGCGGCAAAATCGCCTCCGATCCCGCTTCGCCTCCCGCCATAAGGGCACTTCCGTTCATGCCGAAAAGGGTCGGTCTCGTCATGATGCCGCCTTCCTTGTACCAGTCAATGGAAAGGTGCGGCACTCTGGGCGGCACGATGGAAAAGCCGCCGGAGATCGAAAAATGCGGCAGCTTGATATGCGGAAGCTCGATGTGAAGGCCGGAGAAGAAGCCTTTGATCTTATCGATAATGCCTTTGATGGTGTTTTTAGCCGCTTCGATCGGTGCGGTGATAGCGGACTTGATGCCGTTCCATACGGAGGTGGCCGTGCTCTTGATTCCGTTAAAGATGTTTGTCACGGTAGACTTCACGCCGTTAAACACATTTAAGACGGTTGACTTAATCCCACCTACCACACCGGAAATCATGTTTTTGATGCCGTTCCAGATACTGGATGCCGTGGTGCTGATGGCCGTGAAAACCGAGGAGACCGTGTTGGACACAGCACTTACGGCTCCCGTGACAACAGACTTGATTCCTTCCCAGATGCCGGTGAAAAAGGAGACGATCCCGTTCCAGGTGTTCTCAAAGAAGGTCTTGATCGCCGTCCAAACCTCGCTCCAGTTCGTGCCAAACCAGGAGAGCACGGTGTTCGTCACGCCTTTGATGACTTCCCAGACAGACGTGAAAATTCCGGAGATGGCCGTCCAGATGCCGGAGAAGACTTCCTTGATGCCGTTCCACAGCTGACTCCAGTTGCCGCTAAAAAGCCCTGCGAAAATATCAAAGATGCCCGTCAGGATGTCGAGGGCTCCTTGTAAAATCGCGGCAATTGCTGAAAAGGCGTTCTCAAATACCGGCGCCAAAAGCTCGGTGAAACCGTTCCAAATGGCAGATACCAGCTCGCCGAAGGACTGAAAGTCAAAACCTAAGGCGTTGATGCGTTCGGTGATGCCGGATGCGAAGTTTGAAAAAGCCTCCTTGATGCTGTCCCACGTGCCGATAATGGAATCCCTGAAACCTTCTGAGGTGTTCCACAGATGCACAAAAGCGGCAACCAGTGTGCCGATGATGGCAACGACCGCCACCACGGGAGCGGAGATGCCGCCGATGGCAGCTCCTATTTTGCTCATGAGACCGGACATGCCGCCCATGTTGACCATGAAGCCGGTGACCGCTTTCCCTACGCTTGAAAAGGTCGTGATAAGCGATCCGATCGATGAGGTCAGCTTGCCGATCACAATCAGTGCAGGCCCCAAGGCGGCGATAAAAAGTCCGATTTTGATGATGGTGTTACGCGTTCCTTCGTCCATGCCGTTTAACTTGTCAACGAAGTTTTGAAGCCAGGTGACGAGTTTTCGGATCGTAGGCATTAAGGCATCACTGATGGAGATGGCAAGTTCCTGCAGCTGACTTTTTAAGATGGTGAGCTGTCCGGGAAGGTTGTCCTGCATGGTTTCTGCCATCTTTTCTGCCGAGCCATCACAGTTGTCGATGGCGGAAGACAGCTTTTCGATATCGGCAGGGGCCGCGTTCATGAGGGCGAGAAAGCCGCTCATGGCGTGCTTTCCGACTAATGACTCTGCCGCCTGTGCCTTTTCGGACTCGGAAAGTCCCGAGAAGGCCTCCCGGCAGTCACCTAAGATGTCGGAAAGAGAGCGCATGGAACCATCCGCATTGGTCGTGGCCACTGTGACCTCACCGATGGATTTTCCTGAAATGGTGAAGTCCTTGCTGAGGTTGGTCATGACGGTACGAAGGGCGGTGCCTGCCTGTGTGGATTTAATCCCGGAGTTTGCCATAAGGCCGATGGCCTCTGCGGTATCTTCAGCGCTAAAGCCCAAGGCGCCTGCAATCGGGGCGCAGTACTTAAAGGTTTCACCCATCATGGAGACGTTGGTGTTCGCATTGGACGACGCCGCGGCGAGGATATCGGCAAAGTGTCCGGAGTCTTTCGCGGAAAGCCCAAAGGCGGTTAAGGCATCGGTCACGATATCGGAAGTGAGGGCTAAATCTTCTCCGGATGCGGCGGCAAGGTTCATGATGCCGTCAATACCGGAGATCATGTCTTTCGATTTCCAGCCGGCCATCGCCATGTAGTTCATGGCGTTAGCCGCGTCGGTGGCGGAGAACTTCGTCTTTTCGCCCATCTCACGTGCTTTATCGCGCAGGGCCTGAAAGTCCTCTCCGGTAGCTCCGGATATTGCAGAGACCTTCGACATCGCTTCATCAAAGTCACCTGCGGTCTTGACCGCCAGTGCGCCAAGTCCTCCCACGGCAAGAGAAACCGGCATGATCTTTTGCCCCGCGCCCGTGATAGCGTCACCCGCTTTGGTGAAAGCGGCTCCTGCCGCATCCATCTTGGAAAAGACTGCGTTGGTGTTGATTGCTTCCTGCTGCAGGCCTTTAAGCTTTTGTTCGGTTTCGACAATCTCACGCTGCAGTGCGTCATATTTGTTCTGGCCGAGGTCTCCCGATTCCAGCTGTGCCTTGGCTTGTTCCTGGGCTGTCTTTAAGGTATCAAGCTTTTCTTTGGTTGCTGTGATGGCGTTTTTCAGCATTTTTTGCTTTTGCGCCAAAAGCTCCGTGTTTTTCGGATCGAGTTTTAAGAGGCGGTTGACATCTCTTAAGGAGGACTGCGTTGTGCGGATGGTGGAGTTCACTTGTTTTAAGGCTTTATCCAGTCCCGTGGTATCTCCGCCGATTTCCACGGTGATGCCTTTGATGCGTGAGGCCATGCGTCCTCCTTTCTTGAACAATAAAAAAACACCTCATCGGGTGCTAAAAGCGGTCAAAATCTTCTTGTGTGGCAAGCCGCCTGTAACTTGCACTGTCGTTTGCTTTTTCCGTCCACATATCGAGAAGCAGCCCGATGGAAATGAGATCCATGTCCACAATGGGAATGCCGATCTGACAGGCACGAAGCATAAGAAGTGGCGTTGTCATGGGCCGCTCGCTTCTTATTTGCCTTTTTTTGGTGAGACCTCCGTCTTTAAGTTCTCACCCCAAAGGGAGAGGATTTCAGGAAGTACCTGATAGATGGAAAACATCTCAAAGCCGTCCAGCCACTCTTCAATGGAAGCGGGCACGCTTTTGTCTGCGTGCAGCGCCATGATGTAGGCGACGTTTTCAAAAATCTCTAAGTCTTCAACGGGAAAGCCGCCGTCCTCATCTTTCTTGCCCTGATAGCTTTTCTCGAGCTTCGCTAAGTCCTTGAAGATATCTCGTCCGAACTTGGCTCGGTAAAGGCGCGGGATAGCAGCAGACGAGCGAAACTTTACGGGTACACCCGAAACGTCAATGGTCTTTTCAATCATGGTTATTTTCCTCCTGCTGGTGTGCCTGCCTGCGGCACGTAGACCGCCTTATACCAGTTCGCATAGGTTGCAGCATCAGTGCTATCTCCGGTCTTGGCTTTGACAAGGCCGTCCGATCTTGGATCTGCGGTAAGAGACAGGGTTTCCGTTCCCGGCTCAATGGTGTCTTCTTTGGTTTCCGACTCGATGGAAGGACGAGAGGCCGTGCAGTTATATAAGGCATGGCGGATCGCTTTGATGTCGCCGTCAAACTCAAAAAGCAAAGCGAACTTCACAGACTCTGCTGTGTTGGAGTTTTCCACGAGCACCCCTTTGGCATCGAGGGTCTCCTGCAAAATCTCGGTGCGAAACCACTCAGGGATGAGAGCAATCTCGAGATCCCCGGAGTAGCCGTTGTTGGTGACGGTTCTAAAGTAGACAATGCCGTCGGCATAAAAGGGAGAAGATTCGCCTTCCGCGTCTAGCGACAGCGAAACCGCGCCAGGGATGGGTTTTGGTGTTTCGTACGTAAAGGTGGATACGCCGTTCGAGACGGTTTCTGCCATCTTGGCGGCATAGACGTTTTTAATGTTGTATTTGACTTTGTTGTTTTTATTTTCCATGTTTCATCATCCTTTCAGCTCAAATGAATAGGAAACTTCGTAGAGGTCTTCTGCGTTGATATAGACTTCGGCCTTGTCGAAAAACTGATCGTGGCGGATAAGAAGGTCTTCGATTCTTTTTTCGAGCGCACGGTCTTTTTTGTCGGTGTAAAGCTCCAGATAAAAGCGGTTCACGGGAAAATACACCTGACCGTCTGCCGCAAAGTTATGCGACTCCGGCGTTACATAGCAGATAAAGGGCGGATCAGGTGCCTGACCTTCTTCGAAGTGGTCGTAGGCAAAGGGAAGTCCGACCTCTGTCAACATTTCTATGATTTCATCCATCTTTGATCATCCTTTCGATCTCTTTCATAAGCTGCTCCTCACCGATTGTCTCGGCGGGAGCGATATGAGGAATTGCCCTCGTCCTGCCGCCGTTCCGTTTGGCGTGGCCGTGTTCCAAGAGGTGTGCCAGCTGGTAGCGGTTACGAGAGTAGACCGTCACCTGCAGGGCATGGGAGGACTCGGAAGTTTTCTTTTGCGTCCAGCTTTTTTGATAGTCGCCGTGCTTTTTTGGCGCATGCGCCTTGATTTCTTTTTTGGTGGTCGTTGCCGCTTTGGTGACGGCTTGCTTCATGCCTTCCGTTGTCGTTTTGGCATAGGCGTTGAGTTCTTCCATCACGGCATCAGCAAGGCCGGAGATTTTGACTTTTCGGCTCATCAGGTTCTCTCCTTTACGCAGAAAAACTTGATCGCCCGCTTCCTGAAAGATAGGTGGTCAATTTTTTCGATGTCGTAGGCGCAGCCCTGAAAGACGATGCGAAAGTCTGTCGTGTTCATCGCTGCCGTTTCCGTACACCACCTGACCGTCACCGCCATGTCCGCCTTATCCACTTCAGAAGCTGCGATAAAGACTTCGCGACCGCCTTCTCCTGAGATGGTGGCGGCACAGGTGTAGTCGTCTTTCCACGTTTCGATTTGGTTTCCGATGGCATCACTTTCCACGGTTCTTTTTTGGAAGGTGACGGTGACATTGAGAAGAGCGATATCCATATCAGAAGCTCACCTGCCTTTCTCCGAAAAGAAGAGCGCGAAGCGTCAAGGTGAGCGCATGGTGATCGGCTTCTTCTCGGTGTTCGTAGAGATAGGCCACCGTAAAAAGCACGGCAATGCGCCCGTTTTCAAAAGAAGAGAGATCTTCGGTTCGTGCCACGTTTTTGACCAGCTCGGTGGCAGAGGGTATGAGCGACTCGATGAGTGCGTCATCGTCGTCAAAATCCACGCGGAGATAGTTTTTCACGTCTTCAAGGCTCAGCATGCTTCCTCCTTTCCTGCAAGGAAAAGGCGACTCCCTCGTATAAAGAGAGCCGCCTTATGGCTAAGACGTTTATTTTTACGCACCTGCTTTGAGAATCTGCACGGCCTCGGGCAAGATCAGTTTTCCGTCCACACGTTCTTTGGCAACGTAGCCCACCATGCCGTTTCCGGCAAAAAGCTCTCGAAGTTCCTGAAAGCTTCTGGTTCCGCGGTCTCCGATGTTGTAATAGGAAAAATCGCCGAAAGCTACGCCTGCTTTTCCTGTCTCCAAAACAGGGCAGAAGGCAGAGGTCTTAACCGGATAGCCGCAAAGACGGTCCGGTTCTCCTGCCTGATAGCTCGGCTGCCAGATGTAGGCCTGATTGTTATCCTTGAGCTTTCGAAGGGCGGCAAGCGTTGCGTCATTTAAGATAAACGCGGCGTTTTTGCGGTATGGGCGCTTCAAAGAGTAGATGAGCGTCAGGATATCGTCAGTTTTAAGCGCAGTACCCGTGAGTGTGACGGAAACCTCTCCCCCGCCGGTTGCGGCAAAGATGCCAAGCGGCTTGTTTTTGCCGTCGCCGTTTAAGAAGGCATCTTCTTCCGCGTTACCGAGTGCTTTGCCGAACTGGTCGATGATGTAGCTTTCCAAATTGAAAGCATTGTCGTAGAGCAGTTCTTCGGTAACCTTGATCGCTACATGAAGCTTATGGGCATCGAGCACCACCTGATCAAAGGTCGCCTCGCCGAAACTTAAGGCCTGACCTTCCTCGATCCATGCCGCGGCAGGCTTGGTAGCCGCGATATTGATCTTGTGTTCGCCAGACGTGGTGATGGTCGTGGCGAGGCTTCGGAAGATATTTTCTTCGGTCAGCTTGTCAATGAGGCGGCTGTCCCATTCTTCAGGTACCAGATAGCCGCCGTTTTCGTCTTTGCCTTCTTCCAAGATGTTCGAGACGCGCTTAAAGCCGCTTCGCAGGGCAACGAGCATATCCTTGGCATAGGAAGAGGAGGCACGTCCGTGCTTTTCTTCCGTCTCTGTGGAAAGCACGGACGGTTTTGCCGTAAGCGGCGTACCGAGCGGCTTGCTCATCTTGTCTTCGATGTCCTTTTGACGGCACATGCGCTCAATTTCTGTGCTATAGGCTGCGATCTCGGCTTCCATCTTGTCGTAAGCCGCTCCGTCTTCAGCGCTAAGCAGTCCGTCTTTGTCTCGATGGAATTCCAGAAAAGCCTTTGCAGCCTCCCAGGTCTTGGCACGTTTGTTCAAAAGTTCAGTAATCGTCATGGTAGGTTTCCTCCTTAAATAAAGTGTTTGATAAGATCAAGGCGTGTTTCCAAGTCCTTGACTTTATAGCGGTGGGTAATCGGTTCTGCCGTTTGGGCAGGCGTTTTTGCCTCACAGGCCGTCGCATAGTCACAGAGCTTTTTGTTGATGGCGGCTGCGACCTTGCGGCGTGAAAAGAGCATCGGTGTCTCCGTGAGACTTTCAGATTCTTTTCCGTTTAGCACGGCACTCTCACCATTTGTAGGATCTTCGTTCTCGCCTTGAGGATAGAGATCCTGCCTTGATGTGATGCGGTCGGCAAAGTGCAGCTCTACTGCCTTTTCTGCGTTCATCCAGGTCTCTTCATCCATGAGTGAAGCGAGCTTTGCATGAGAAAGACCGCTTTTTTGCTTGTAGGCACCGATGATGGATTCTTTGACCTCGGATAACATCCCGATGGCACGCTGCATATCCTGTGTATCTCCGATGGCCACGGTGGATGGGTTATGGATCATGAGCATGGAAACAGGACTCATGAGAATCTCATCTCCCGCCATCGCAATGACTGATGCGGCGGATGCCGCAAGACCGTCAATCTTGACCGTCACCTTGCCTTGATAGTTCAAAAGCAGGTTATAGATCTGAGCGGCCGCAAAGCAGTCGCCTCCCGGTGAGTTGATCCAGACGGTGATGTTGCCTGTGCCGTCATCAAGTTCGGATTTAAAAAGAGCCGGTGTGACTTCATCGTCAAACCAGCTCTCCTCGGCAATCACGCCGTCCAGGTATAAAGTTCGTGTTTCATTTTCGTTTGGATCGGGACTTTTGTTTTTCGTCCATCTCCAAAATTTCTTCTGTCGGTTCATCGGTATCCTCCTTGTTTTTCGTATAAGCCGATCCCGCATCGGCAAGCTTCACGACATTGCCGTTTAAGACATGCAAATCGCCGCCATCTTCTTTTGAGAGCAGATCCATATCTTCTAAGCGCCTCACATCGTTGACCGAGAAGATGCCGTTTTGTATGCCGGTGGCATAACCTCGCATGCGGCTCTCATAATCGCCTCGCAAAATCCCGTCCACGTTAAAGCGAATGAGATAGTCTTTCTTTTGTTCGGGCAAAAGAAGCGAACGCTGCATGGACTCCTCAAAGCGCACGAGCCACGGACGCAGGGTGTAGGTCATAAACTCCAAAGATTGGTGCTCGATATTGGAAAAGGTCGCATGTTCGAGATCTCCGATCATATGGGGCGGCACGCGGAAGATGCGGGCAATCTCATCGATTTGAAACTTACGCGTCTCAAGAAACTGCGCGGCTTCTGGTGAGATGGAAATCGGCGTATAGGTCATGCCTTCTTCCAAAATGGCGACCTTGTTGGAGTTCTGCGATCCGCCAAAGCCCTGCTCCCAAGACTGTCGGATCTTTTCCGGGTCTTTCACCACGCCTGGCATCGACAAAATACCGGAGGGGTTGGCACCGTTTTTAAAGAATGCCGCACCGTATTCTTCGGTGGCCATTGCCATGCCGAGAGCGTTTTTCGCCATCGCAATCGGGCTGTAGCCGACAAGACCGTCAAAGCCCAAGCCCGGGATATGGAGTACCTCAGAAGGAGAAAGCCTTACCCGTCCGTTTTTAAGCGTTGGAGCATCGCTTTTACTGACCTGATATTCGTAGTAAAGAGTGCCATTTTCATCCCGGTCAACCGTCATTTTGTTGGCCATGAGCGGGTATAGGGCGACAACTTCACCTTTGCCGTTTCGGATAATCTGTGCGTAGGCGTTGCCCCACAAGAGCAGATGGCACATGAGGGTTTCTCGGAAGACAAATGAGGTCATCTCCGGATTCGGCTCATCGTGCAGCAAAAAGTAAAGGGAGATGTCCGTCGCTTTCTCTTTGCCGGCATTTCCTTTGAGGCGAAAGAGATGAAGCGGAAGACCGGCGACCGCCTCAGCTAAAACTCTTACACAGGCATAGACGGCAGTAATCTGCATGGCAGAGCGCTCCGTCACCGCTTTTCCCGATGTGGTGTGCCCGAAGTAAAAGCGAAAGGCAGAGCCGGCGGTTTGATCTTTCGGCTTATCTCTTGAATGAAAAAGTGATTGTAAAAATCCCATAGGCAAAATCTCCTTTACAAAAATAAAATGCCGCGGCTGTCATAGACTGACTCGCTCGTGTCGCATCCCATGCGGATCGCTCGGTCGAGTGCCATTACAAGCGCAACGGCACCGTCGACTTTCTCGGTGGATTTGGCTTTGTCGATTTTGATATTTCCAGCAGGATCGGTTCGGATGAAGATGTTATCCATCATCCAGCGAAGGACGGGTTGTCCGCCGTGTGCGAGGCGCTTGGAAAGCACGAGGTTCATCAGTTCTTTGGTGGGAGGCGACATCGAAGCAAAGCCCTGACCGAAAGGAACGACCGTAAAGCCGATGTTCTCTAAGTTCTGCACCATCTGAACGGCTCCCCAGCGGTCAAAGGCAATCTCTCGAATGTTGAAGCGCTCGCCTAAATGCTCGATGAATTTTTCGATAAATCCGTAGTGGATGACATTTCCTTCCGTAGTCTGCATCGCACCTTCTTTGATCCAGATGTCATAGGGCACATGGTCACGGCGCACTCTTAATTCCGCATTTTCTTCGGGAATCCAAAAGTACGGAAGGATAGTGTATTTCTCGTCTTCATCACGAGGCGGAAAGACCAGCACAAAGGCGGTGATGTCGGTGGTGGATGAGAGGTCAAGGCCTCCGTAGCAGATTCTGCCTTCGAGTGCCTTTTCATCCACATCAAAGGCACAGGCGTCCCATTTGTCCATCGGCATCCAGCGGATTGATTGCTTTACCCACTGGTTCAGGCGAAGCTGACGAAACAGGTTCTCCTCGGCAGGGTTTTCTTTAGCCTGCAGGAAGGCGGCTTTCACCTTATCCAGTCCCACCGTGATGCCAAGGGAGGGATTGGCTTTCTTCCAAACCTCAATATCTGACCAGTCATCGCTTTCTTTAGCACCGTAGATTACGGGATAAAAGGTTGGGTCATGCTTTTTGCCGCGCAGGATATCCAGTGCTTTTTGATGCTGCTCATAGCAGATGGAATGGGTATCGGTTCCTGCGGTAGTAATCAGAAAGTAGAGCGGCTGCATGCGGGCATCGCCCGAGCCTTTGGTCATGACATCAAAAAGCCTTCTGTCCGGAGCGGCGTGAAGCTCGTCGTAGACCACGCCGTGAATGTTTAAGCCGTGCTTGGTATAGGCCTCAGAGGAGAGTACCTGATAGAAGCTGTTGGTCGGCTTATAGATGAGCCGCTTTTGTGAGGCTAAAATCTTCACGCGCTTGGCAAGAGCCGGCGACATCTTCACCATGTCTTCTGCCACGTTAAAAACAATCGATGCCTGCTGACGGTCGGAGGCGCATCCGTAGACTTCGGCTCGCTGTTCACCGTCCCCGCAGCATAAAAGAAGTGCTACAGCTGCAGCAAGCTCGGATTTTCCCATCTTTTTGGGGATTTCGATGTAAGCGGTGTTGAACTGGCGGTAGCCGTTTTCCTTCACGATGCCGAAGAGATCCCTTATGATGCGTTCCTGCCAGTCGATTAGCTCAAATGGCTTTCCCGCCCAGGTCCCTTTGGTGTGCGAGAGGCACTCGATAAAGGAGACGGCATAGTCGGCTTTTCTCCTGTCATAGTGAGAAGTCTCTGCCATGAACTTGGTCGGCTTATAGTTTTTCAGTTTTCGCATTGGCACGGGCGCCGCCTCCTTTCAGGGCAAAATAAAGGACCGCCAGCCGACGTGTTCGGCATGCGATCCGGTATCAGTACGAGAGAAAGAGCCATTCGGCTCAGTCTCCCGGAATATTCATTCTCAGGGTTTTCTTATTCTGCGTGGCTCATCGCCCATGCTATGGCGTGGCCATCATCTTCGAACTCGACCTCGCTTACCGAGTGAAGTCCGATGGTTCCTTCGCAGCTGGTGTCGTCTGTCAGGAACTCGTAGGTTGCTCCGAAGTAGCAGGGCTTATTCACTCCGTTGTAGTAGTAGCCTGCCATCAGGATTTTGTCTCCGAACCGCAGCGTCTTGCTCCAGCGGCATTCCAGATCCTCCGGTGTGGTCGGGTTCGGAAGTCTTAAGGTTCTCATTGCTTCATTGATTGTCATTCTCTTTACGCCTCCTTTACCGTCATCTTGAAGGCCGGGATGAGCGTGTGCTCGTCGCTGCCGAAGTGGGTGTAGCGTTCCTTGATCTTTACGATCCCGTCCAGCGTGCAGCCGAGCTCCTTGAACTTGGCGATGGTGAGGATCAGGCTTGAGAAGGTGGAGCTTATCGTAAATTCCTTCACTCCCAGCTTCCTGCAGTCTGCGAGGATTGTCTCGATGTCGTCGTCCCAAATGACCTCGGCGAAGTTCGGCAGGTCGTTTCCGGCTTCCTTGCTGTAAAGGTAGGCCTGCCCCAGCGTCCACTGGCATCCGATCTCTTCCCAGCGCATTCCGGGCTTTGCGTTTTCTATGGCTTCGATTGTGTACTTCATGGTGGTTCCTCCTTGTGGTTGTTTTTCCTTTTGGTATGTACATATATCACTCTAAGCGCCTGTAATAGCAAGTTATTTCTCGAAATATATGTGACAATCCTGCGGGAAGTTTTGAGGCCTAAATTGTGTACTTTACGCCTCGCCGGTCAGGATGAATTTCGCGTATTCTGACCGGTGATCCTCAAGGTATAAAACCAGCTCGTAGAAGTCCCGCTCAAAGGCAAGCCGCTGCACAGTATTGACATCAAACATGTTCGTAAGACCGCTGTCCCTTATGGCAAGGATCTGTTCTTTTACTTTTTCGTCCATTTCTGAATTCTCCTGATTTTATCAATCCCGAAGATGACGTTTAGACCGGAGCCGTTATCCCAATCCACGAGGATGGAGCCGGTATCATCGACTCCTGTGACGGTGCCGCGTGTTCCTGCAGGCGGTGCCTGTACGTCGTCCATGTGAAGAAGCTCCACACGGCAGCCTTTAGGAAAAGTAATCCGCAGCAGTTCCAGCGTTTCTTTCGTTGGCATTTTCATTTTTCTGCCTCCTTCTGGTACTTGAAAGCGGAGGAGCCTTGAAGATGGCTGAGCAGGATTTTCCTTGCTTCCTTGTAGGAATCACCGATCATCCCAAGGCGCAGAAGAAAACAGCGAAAGTAGTATTTTTCGTTTTCGACTGCGTGGTCTTTGCCAGTGATGCGCTTGGATTCCTTTGCCGCCTTGCCCAAAAGGGAGATGAAGGCGGTATAGGCGGAAAGCTCTGCAGAACTTGGCATCTCGGAAAACCACGGGAAGCTGATCTTTTCCTCGTCCACCTCAAAGGCGACGCTTTCTGTACCAAGTGCATGCTTGATGATGCTTTCTTTTGACGTAAGAATCTCGGAGAGCCTTTCGAGGTTCTCATCGGTGAATTTGTTTCTTGGAAGCGAGATCGTCACCGCCATGTTTTCCTGTTCCTCCGGCACAAAGCCGTGTTCCGATAAAGTCAGCAGGATGCTGTTTTCCTGCTCTGCGTCTTTGACGCTGAGCACGCCATGATTGTCCAGTGTGATGTGCTCGCCAATGTGGTAGCAGAAGGTCGGCGCTTTGGTGCAGGTGGCTTTCTCTTTTGTGAAGTCTTCCAAGGCTTTCACCAGCGGCCGCCTTGCCGAGCCTGTTAAATTGAAGTGGTAATCCATGTCTTTATCCTCCTTTGCAGGTGTTTTCTTGGTATGTCTATACATCACTCTTACCGGGAGGAATAGCAAGTTATTTTTGCAGGTAAATACCACTATTCTTTTTGATTGCGGCAAGTACGAAGATGGCGCACGGAAGCGCGATGCCATTTCCCCAGAGCTTGTAGGCGGCACTGTCCGAGTAGGGATTTTTAAGCCACTTTTTGATCTGCTTGTCGCTTTTTCTCTGGATGGACATTATATCGGTGTAGCGGTCAAAAATCTCACGCCAGAAGGTAAACTGAGCCTTGCTCGGATTTTCTTCTGCAAGACCATCGCACCAGCCGTCCGGAAAGCCCTGAAGCCGGGCACACTCGGTCGGAGTGAGCCTCCTTACGATATAGCCGCTCTCGTTTTCGGTGGCAACGGCACCCGGACCTTTGGCAACCATTGTCGGCTGGCATTCTTTTTCCACGGCAAAGTCGTAGGCGGCGTTTTGCCCCTGATTAAAGGAAGCCCGGTCAAGCCCATAGGAAAGAACCGCCATGCCGCCTTGATTGCAGACGGGATCGGAGCCTCTCGTATCCAGTGTGCGGGAGGTCTCGGTTATCTGGCTGTTGTCTTTGATGTCCGAAAACATCGCCTTGTTCTTCTTGGAGCAAAGCGAATAGGCGCACGGCAGATCAACCACAAGTGGCTGATTGTTTCCGCCCGTGCCGAAACGGGAGACGATGGTCTGCGCCGTATCATTGGGGCCTGTGTATCTTGCGTCCTGTCCGTGGTTTTCAAAGATCAGCGGAGGATGGTTTGACTGTGCACGCAGGGTTCCCGTGACATCTTCTGAGATGTCCATGCGCGATCCTCCCTGATCGTTTAGAACAAGCTTGCCTGTTTCATAAGCGCCTCTCTTAGGATTTCCGGCAGGTCTTTTCCTTTCGTCTTGGCACGCCTCAAGATCCCCAAGCACGCTCTCGGACTCAAATAATATTTTTCCGGCACTTGTGTCTCCAAAATCTGCGACAAGAAAGATTCTCTTGCGTCTTTGGGGGACTCCGAAGTGCTGAGCATCAAGTACCCGCCAGCTGAGAGAAAAATGATCTGCCACGATCTCTCCGGCGGCATGCCACTTTTGAGGTCGAGGCGCATCAAGCGTATATCCTTTGACGGAGAGGAAGGCTTCAAGGACTTTTTCGAAGTCCGCTCCTTTGTGGGAGGAGAAAGCGCCCGGGACATTTTCCCAGAGCGCGTATTTTGGGTAGTTCCCATTGGTTTTCCACCTCATTTCTTTGATGATTCGTATCGCCTCATAGAAAAGCGACGAACGGGAACCTTCAATCCCGCTTCGTTTTCCGGCGATGGATAAGTCCTGACAGGGACTGCCGAAGGTGATGATGTCAACAGGCGGCAAATTTGCTCCGTCAAGGTTTCGCACATCTCCCATGTGAGCCACGAAAGGCAGTCGTTTGGATGTCACCCGTATGGCAAAAGGCTCGACTTCCGATGCCCAGAGCGGTTTCATCCCGACGGTAAGTCCGGCAAGTTCAAAACCTCCCGATCCGGAAAAGAGGGAGCCGAGCGTTAAGACGTTACTCATCAGTTGCCTCCCGTTCTTTCAGAAGGTCGGCATAAGGGGTGTCTTTGCCGTCTCTGTGACAGATGATGCCGTCCGTTGTTCCTTTCAGCTCGGCATAACGAGCACAGGCCACATCGACGTATTTCGGTTCCAGCTCAATCCCATAGCAGATGCGGCCAAGCTCCTCGCAGGCGATGAGCGTCGATGCGCTGCCTAAAAAGCCGTCCAAAACAAGAGCGTTGGTTTGTGTGGACTGCTTGATGAGGTGCGCGATCAGCGGCACCGGCTTGGAAGAGGGATGCCCGAATCCTTCGGTTTTGGAGTTTTTCACCGAGTCAAAATCAAAGCAGGCTTTCTGCTTCTGGTCACCGTACCATTTGTGTTTTCCGTCTTTTCGCCAGCCGTACAGGATCGGCTCAAAATTAAACTTCCAATCGGTACGCATGAGAGGGGCCCGCTCTTTTCGCCAGATAAGGCCGGCTCCGAGCTTAAAGCCCGCATCATCAAAAGCATCGTAAAAAATACGAGATTTAGATGTGGCATAAAACTCATAGATCGAGGCGTCTTTTGCCATTGCTTCTTTGAAACAGGTAAAAGCCTTCATGAGGAAGTCGTAAGCTTCTTTATCGGTGAGATCATCGTTTTTGATCTTTCCGGACGCGGATTCGAGGTTCACAAAATACGGTGCGTCCGTGCAGACGAGATTCACCTTGGTATCGCCGAGCAGTGCCTTGTATGTCTTGGGATCGGTTGAGTCTCCGCAGATGACGGTGTGCCTCCCGATCGTCCAGATGTCGCCGTGTTTGGTGATGGCGGGCTTTTGAAGCTCTGCGTCTACATCAAAGTCATCTTCGGTGATTTCATCTTCGGAAATATCCATCAAAGCGGAGAGTTCCTCGTCATCAAAACCTAAAAGGGAGAGGTTAAAGGCTTCACCGGATAGGTCAGATAATTCTACCGAGAGCATTTCCTCATCCCAGCCGGCATTTAAGGCTAAGCGGTTGTCTGCCAAGATGTAGGCACGCTTTTGCGCATCGGTTAAGTTTTCGGCAAAGACACACGGGACGGTTTTGTAGCCTTCCTCACGGGCTGCCGCGATACGTCCGTGTCCGACTAAGATGTTGAACTTGTTGTCAATCACAGCCGGTGAGATAAATCCGAACTCTCGAAGCGAGGCGCGAAGCTGTGCGATCTGCTCCGGTGAGTGTGTTCTGGCATTTCTCGCATAGGGAATGAGCTTATCGATTGGAACTTGAGCAAATTTTGTCGTATCCATCTAAATCAGCCCCCATTCCGCAAATTTCTCAAAGCCTCCGACTGCGCGAATGTAGTCTCGGGCAATTTCTACCAGCTCGGCATACGGCTTGCCGTCAACAAACGCGTCTCCGATGGCGCAGGAAAGATGAATCGGTTTTCCGCTTTTCTGTGCCAGAAGATGGGCGTAAATATTAAGCGTCACATCGGCTTTGGAGAGATCTTTTCCGTGAAGACCACCGCCGGTGACGGAAGATCCCATATCGGATCCGAGTTTTCGGTTGGTCGCTCCGGTATCCACGTCCGTGCCGCCCGTCCAGTCGCCTAAAGGATTGACGATGGCGTTTGGATAGGCCGCTTGGAGCTTTTTCGTTTCAACATGAGACTGGCAGATGACAAGTTTTTCTCCGTCTAAGATGTATTTGCCGTCTGTCGGATATGCGGCATAGATACTTTTGGCAATTTCTGAGAGTTTATTTTCTTCTTCTGTGATGGGAAGTCCTAAGAAGATGCCGTTATCTCCGCAGCGCAGCTTCCAGCATTGGTTTTTGACCAAATGTATGTCTTGTGGGACGAGCTTAATATCTACAGCTACATTTCCGGCAAGACGACGCACAGTTTTTTCAAGGTCTGCCTTTGAGATCAGCGTGCTTGTTTCCGCAATGATATGGCAGATGCCGTGACCGATCAGGACTTCGACGGCAATCTTGGGGTTTGTCTCGCTTGCATAAGCAAGGTCAACAATGGCTCCCGCGATGCGGTCTGCAACTTTATCGGGATGTGCAGGATTTACTTTTTCAAACATTTCTTCACCTCATTTCTTTTCTCGGAGCAGACGCTCCATCAGGTCATCCTGAGGATCGCCGTCGAAGGCTTCCGTGCAGTTTTGCTTGATGATGTCGTAGATTTCATACCAGAGAAGGTTTGCCTGCTTCTGAAAGTTGAGCGAGAGCTGCACGAACGGACTGGCAATGGCAGCACCGGTCGTTGGATGTTTGCCTAAGAGTCCGTATTTGCTGATAGCAAGCTCGCACTGGATAAAGCGGGCAAAGGCTGTCGAGTAACTTTCAAGAAGACGGCGGTTAATGAGCTTTTCGCAGCCGCGTGCCTGAAGCCACTCCCACGTCTCTTTATAGATTAGGTCAGCGCCTAAAGGCTCCCCGTCCCTTTGTTGAGCAGAAAGGTAGGAAGATGGCTCAGGCATATCCGCTCCTTCAAGTTCCACACCGTCTGTCATGTCTTCGCCGTAGAGTTCTGCGATCGGATATTCCGCACGCGGGAACTCAATGTGTGTCGCTTTTTGTCCTTTGCTGATTTTGTCGGCAAGTGCATCCGGCTTATGACCCGCTTTGATGCGTCTTCCGCCTCGGTTGGTTCCATCTTTTGCCACGAGGTATTCCTCCTTTCGGTTCGTAAAAATCATCTTTGGGTTTAATAGGGCGTTTGAATTAAAAGTTCTTTACACGACCCTGCCGCACCGTTCCCGGCCGGAAGGCTCACAGAGATTTGACCCGCCCCCACGGTCATTTTTGTATTGCAATCTGCAAAACAATGTAGTACAATCTTTTTAAAGAAGGAGGTGCAGAGCCATGAAAGACGCAACGGTAAGTGCACGTGTTGAATGCGATGTGAAAAATGAAGCAGAAGCGATCCTGCAACAGCTCGGCATTCCCACATCGGTGGTTATCAATTCTTTATATCGGCAGATTATTTACAGGCACGGCGTTCCGTTTTCCTTAACGCTTCCATCCGCGCCGAAGGCGGCAGATGAATTAAGCAAAGCAGAACTTAATGCCAAGCTTGAACACAGCTATGCCCAGTCTATCCGTGGCGAAGGAAGACCGTACGATGAAGTTTTTGATGATCTCGAAGGAGGTATCAGATAGTGGATGCCTATCAGGTCATCATTACGCCTGACGCAGAACATGATCTTACGGAACTTCGAGATTACATTTCCTACGTACTGCTTGTTCCCGACACGGCAAGAAGCTATCTGCAAACGCTCAGAGAAGCGATCGGAAAGCTTTCCTACCAAGCAGGAATCTTCGCACCCATTCCGGATGAGCCGTGGCATTCACGAGGTATTCGGAAAACAAGTGCTAAGAACTTTTACATCTATTACCGCATCGAGGAGAATGCGAAGCGTGTCTACGTTCTTAACGTCATCTATGCCAGAAGAGATCAACTCAATATGATCAAGCGAATGAAAACAGAATAACGAGTTGGAAAGTCACTCCTTCCGGGGTGGCTTTTTGTTATGCCAGCGATCTCCCATAAGTGCCGTGATTCTCGAATGGCACTCATGACAAAGCGCTTCAAGGTTGTCTTCCTTGTGCGTTCCGCCCCAAGAGAGTGGAGTGCGGTGATGCACCTCTGTTGCTTTGGTGTAACGTCCTTCTTTCAGGCATTCCTCACATAAAGGATGCGCCGCAATGTAGCGGTCCCGGATTCTTTTCCAAGCATGACCGTATTTTCTCTTGGTGTTTTTGTCGCGGTTATATTTTTCGTAGTCACGGTTATATTTCTTTTCGTGTTCTTCGCAGAACCGGCCGTCCGTGAGATTCGGACAGCCGGGATAAGAACACGGCTTTTTTGGTTTTCTTGGCAATCCGCACCTCCTTTTTGGCATGAAAAAAGCTCCTCGGGGATTTCTCCCTTTGGAGCTTTCGTTTTATATTTTTCCTGACTATATATTACCACGTCAGGGCATGTGGCATGTTGTTGCAAAGTGTTGTAAAACGTGCATTATTCCAGCTCAATCGGACATTTGGGCATCTTAAAGTGCTGCAGGGCACGTCCATGCCATCTCCAGACTGTTGTGCGGTCAGCATGCAGTGTTTCGCCGATTGCTTCCCATGTCATACCATCCATGTAGCGGTACTGAAGCACGAGTCTCTCGTCGATATTTTTCACCGTTGCAATCGCATCTTTGATCTGTTCTTTAAGGTCATAAAGTATCGACAGCTCATCAGCAATGCGTTCTTCGATCTCCCACGCTTTTTCCAGCACGCGGATAAATGGTGCATCGATAGAACGAGTGGTTTGAATGGGATCCTCCCGGTAGCGAAGTCCTGAGACGCTTTCGGACATCTCCCGCAGATTTTTGACTTCCTCAATGGTTGCATTAATTCTCTGGTCAAGGCGGTAGGCTTGGCGCAGATATTCTTTTGGTGTCAGCATTTTTATTCCTCCGTGAAAACAAGTGATGGTTTCCCTCGGATTGACGGAGGTTGACTCTGATTGTCTTAGATTTACTTGGATTGTCCTAAGGTTGCCTTGACCGCATCAATTAAGGCTGCCTGCGTTTTGTCTTTGTTTTTCAGTACCGTGAGGATATGTTCATCAATGGTGTTCTTACATACGATATGAGAAATCACTACGGTGGCAGATGTTTGCCCTTGCCGCCAGAGCCTTGCGTTGGTTTGACTGTATTGTTCCAAGCTCCAAGGAAGCGAAAACCATACAAGCGTTGAGCCGCCGGCTTGAAGGTTAAGCCCGTGTCCTGCTGATGCGGGGTGAATCAGCCCGACAGCGACCTTGCCTTCATTCCATGCTTGGATGGAGTCTGCCTTATCGAGCTTTCGGTAGTTCACCTTGAGCTTCTTGAGCCTATCTTCGATACGCGTTAGGTCGTGCTTGAAGTTATAGGCGACAAGAAGTGGCTTGCCGTTTGCCGCTTCAACCATGTCTTCCAAAACGTCGAGCTTATGATCATGGAGATGAACGACTTTCCCATCATCGGCATAGATCGCACCGTTTGCCATCTGAGTAAGCTTTCCGGTGAGAACGGCGGCATTGGAGGCCGTGATTTCATCTTCTTTGACTGACAGCACCAGTTCCTTTTTCAGCTTCTCATAGTCAGCGTATTCACAGTCGGTCATTTCGACTTCGTGCGTGACGCTGATAAGCTCGGGCATCTTCAGGAAGTCTTTTGCCTTCATGGAAATGGTGATATCTGATATTGCTCGATAGATGGCCGCCTCTGCTTCCGGCTTTGGCTTGTAGGAAAAGATGACCTGCCCGTTTCGAGCGTCCGGGACAAAGTAACGCTCCCGGTAGTGAGAGATGAAGCGTCCGAGCCGTTTTCCCATATCGAGGAGCTTGAACTCCGCCCAAAGATCCATGAGCCCGTTTGCCGCAGGCGTACCTGTAAGTCCCACGATGCGTTTTATCTTGGGACGAACTTTCATGAGAGCCTTGAAGCGTTTGGCCTTATGATTCTTGAAAGAAGAGAGTTCATCGACCACAACCGTGTCAAAGGAAAAAGGAAGTCCTGATTCTTCAATGAGCCAGGAGAGGTTCTCCCGGTTGATGATGGTGATGTCTGCGCCCTGAAGGAGCGCGGCTTTTCTCTCTGTTGGCGTTCCGACGGCGACCGCATAAGTCAGCATGGAGAGGTGATCCCATTTCTTGATCTCGGATGGCCACGTTTCTCTTGCGACTCGAAGTGGGGCTACGATTAAAATGCGGTGAGCTTCAAAGCGATCAAAGAGAAGGTCAAGTATGGCACTAAGGCTGATGACCGTCTTGCCTAAGCCCATATCCAAGAGGACTGCAGAAACATCGTGCTCTTCGATATAGCGGGTGGCGTATTTCTGGTAGTCGTGGGCTATGAACTTCATGTGGCATCACCTCCAATCTTTGTGAGTATTTCTTCGATCTGCTCTTGGTCGCCCAAGACGAAAACCAGAAAGCCTAAATCCCTTAGTTGTCTGTGCCGTACCAGCTGGAGCGGTCTTGGCTTTTTGCCGGGAGCTTTTACCTCGACAAAACCGATATGGCCGTTAGGTAAAAGCACGAGCCGATCCGGCATGCCGTCAAAGCCGGGACAAACAAGTTTTAAACACAATCCACCTTTGGATTTAGCGGCTTTGACAAGTTTTTGTTCGATTGATTTTTCATTCATCACTTTCTCCGTTTCGTTAAACACGTAAGCCGTCAGGCGATAAATCTGATATTTCAAGGCAAGGAGCAATTTTTCCTGCTGCTTCATCAGGGATGGGTATGGAGGGCGATGGAGGCCACGTAACATATCTATATTTTTCAAAATCATCACTACATATAGATGAGTTGATTTTTATTTATGCGATAGATATAAATGGCTTCCATTGCCTTCCATAAAACCACGAAACTTATTGATATAACTGGGTTTTCTCGTGTTTTTGAATTTAGAATCGTCCTCCATTAAGAACACCGTTTTGTTTCAGGTGAAGCCCTATCCATATGTTGCCTTCAGCGGTTTTTTGCCAAGTAAAACCTTGTGCTATCAGAACTCGCTTAAAATCAGCAGAGCTTCTTTTGTATTCACCGATCTCATCACAGTGCTCACGGTACTTCTCATAAAGCTCACCCGCTTTTTGGGTAGCTGTTTTTTCTTCCTCACAGCAATCACTTAAGAAATGGCTGATCCAGTCGTTTTCTTCACGGTAAGCATTCATGGCATCTTTGACGCATTTTGGTGGGACAAGTTTGTAGTCGGCATCAATGTATTTCTTTGCTCCCGCAATCATCCACGAGAGGATTGCCCCGCCGCATTGCTCGGACAGCACCTTGGCATAGTTCTTAATTTCTCCCTTGGCACCCCTGAAATTTGCCTTTAGAGGAATAACGATCAGGCGGTCCCAGGTGCCTTTGTCGATGGTCCCAACTTTGGGCAGATGGTTGGTATAAAGCACCGTCGTATGTGTCGGGATAAAGTTAAAAGGTGCTTCAAATTTTTTCTCAGCATGGATGGGATCTGTGCTGGAGAGATTTTTCAAAGAGCCTGAGTCGAGCCTTTTCCCTTCGGGTAGCTCGGCTGCGAGAATAAGCCTCTTGTTGTGTGTCTCGGCAAGCTCCGCACCTTTGTTCTTGGTCGGCTTTACGGTTAACAGCTCGGCGGAGATGGTACCGGCGTAGTCTCCTAAAACATAGAACTTGGCGTTATTGAAGGTGGATTTACCGTTTCCGCCCTCACCGTACTGGATCACAAGATTCTCATTTAAGACTTCTCCGATGCACTCTACACCGGATTCCAGCTGCAGATAATCTTCGAGAGCCTTGTCTTTGCAGGTGAAGTCACGAAGGAACCGGAGCCATTCGTCCATACCTTTGTCATTTGGTGACACAGCACAAATTTTGGTGCAGTAGTCCTTCGGATCATGCGTCCGCAGTTTTCCTGTGCGAAGATCCACTGTCCCGTCCGGTGTATTTAAGAGAAAACCGTCTTGATCAAGCCTTTTCACATCGACTTGCACCATCGGTTTCAGTTCGGTGATGGTTGCCTTGATGTTGGAGGATTTCCTGCGGCTTAAGACAAACTTGTAGAAGGCTTCCGCTTTTTCCTGTGCCTCTTCGCTTTCCGCTTCGTTCACCATTTTCCACGCAAGGCAGAGCTGCTTATGGGTAAATCCCTGCAGCGCTTTCTGCACTAAGAGGTCATCGTCTTTCCAGACCTTTCCCGTGAAATAATAGAGACCGAGACCTTTGACATAGATGACCTTGTCAGTAGCCGCTTCGAGAAAGGCTTTTGCCTGTCCGACATCAGTAAAGTCAGACGGGATGAGACTTTCTTCGAATTCCATGCTGTTGTATTCGGCAGGCGAGATATAGTTTTTATCCGCTTTGATGGTGCTGTTGTAAAAACCGACTGCGCTGTTCCAGATGCTGGCGAGCTCTTCTTCGGAAAGGGGCGGTGTGCATTTTTTTGCTTCCTCAAGATAGGCTTCATGCGCTTTATTGTCATCGGTGCCATATTTCTTGAGCACCAGCCCGGCAAAATGGGACATGGTAGTGTTTCGCGCGCCTTCTGTGATCTTGGCATTGGCACGGCTCATAAATTCATCAATGTCAAAAGCACCATCGAAATATTCAACCTGTGGATTCTCAACACCGAAGAAGAAACGTGCTGCATCGAGAGCACCATCATCGAAGGCGGGAAACCTTGCCCGCACTTTTTTCTTAAGGCGGTTATATAGCTTCGCATCGCTTATGGAAGTTTTCAGAGGAAAGTAGATGTGAAACTTGGGACGCGCGGCTTTTCCGTCCTTTTCCTTCATGTTATTTCGGGAATAAACCACAAAAAAGCGCACGTCAGGATATGCTGTTTGAACGTCTTTCGGAGTCTTCCACTCAGCAGGCGGAATATCTGAAGCTAATGGATCGGATGAAACATTGTCGCAGTCCAGCGGCAGGCAGTCGGATTCTTGAAACGTTTTATTGCTCCGGTAACCTTTGATAAACTTCTTGCGCTGGTTATAGCCGTCCTTGTAAATCGCACAGACATGATCAAAGGCAGCGACCTTTTTCAGGTCGTCTGCCGTATTGATCTCTGCAGTAAAGGGATAGCTGGTATTTGTTTTCTTGCCGCGAACATTCGAATAGCTGATTCTCATTCTTCAACCTCCTTCAAGTCCTCGGTGAAACAGCGAACGTTTCGCCTGTGGTATTTGGCATATCCGATCTCTTTGGTCATGCCGAGAGAGGGTTTTCCAAATGCCCAAAGCTCGGTGCATTTGTCGATCAGGATTTGTCCGAAGAAAAGAGCCAGCTCACGTTCGCTTTTCTCATCCATAAACTGCGGATACATGAGATGAGGCACGATCGGGATAAAGCCCTGATCAACGGCAAAGCGGGCATAGCGCTTGGCGGCTTCGGTGTTTTTCTCAACATCTCCAGTATAAGGAGAGGCGATATAGACAAGGGGCATATAGGGATAGCGATGCGTCTTAAAGATTGCTTCATAGGCGGTAGGATCCGCGTAGCCTTCTGCGTTTTGATATAGGTTTTCCATCAGCGCACCTCCTTGATTTGTAGTTTCATGGCATACCATTCGAGGTAGCGTTTTCGTTGCTGAAAATCAGGGACGGCAACAAGCAGTCCGACATCGACTTTTTGCAAAATGTTGAGCATGGAGATTTCATCTTGCGAAAGATACGGACGTATGGATGTTCCTTTATCGATGCCGTGTACTTCTCGGTAATGCTTGGCATCCATGCCAAGCACGATGCGGTTAAGCATATTGCATTCGTTCGAGTAGTGATATGGTTTCGGGTTGTCATGGAGAAGCCGGATGTTTTCCGTCAGCAGTGGGAACTCCTGTCTTGCCGATACCAGCGTTTTGATGAAGGTTTCCATTTCGTTGAAACGCTTGATATAGAGTTCTTTGAACCGCATTGCCTTTTTGCCGGTGTATCCCATTGCCAACATGGTGAAACCATCACGAGTTAAGTAGTAACAGGGCAGTTTTCGTCCGGTATTGTCCTTATAACTACTGAGCTCAAAATTGAGCTTAACAAATTGTTCACTCAATCCAGATTTGGATTCAGTGAGTTTTTGAATGTCGCGCAGGATATGGAAGTGTTCTTTCTCGAAAAATTGCGCAATTGCTCTTGAATCGACACGAGCTGTGTCATGGTTGTCTGCGAATACTCCGTATTCGTCTTTTGGAATTAGTTCTTGCATTAAAAACCTCCGTTTCTACAGATGGAGGGAGCACCATTGCTGCCCTCATCACTTCCTGAAGAAACGGAGATGGTTTGGACGAACTTTTTAGAGAAAATAAAAAACATGCCACTGCTCAGATTGCTAAAACCGCAAAAGGGGGTAGCGAAAAGTGACACCCTTGAAAACTCAATAACAAAGTGTTATTGAGCAGCATCGCTCTCATAGAGTGAACGAAACGTTCACCCCCTTAAAACAATCTCGACTACCGTTTTGGTAGCTGAGACTTTTTAATCTTTCTTGTAAAACTCGCACTCATAGCCGTCGGCTTTGAGCGGCAAGCCTTCAGCCCACGGCGGCGTGCGGCTCATCTGTTCACAGACTGCATCAAGGGACATACGAGGATCGGCTTCAATCACGACCTCATCATGGATATGCATAACAATCGAACAGTTATGAAGTGTCTGCATGGCATAAGCCAAGATGTCACGAGCGGTTGCCTGCACGATGTTTTCCACGAACTTTGGACCGTAGGAGTCAATGCGATCCCATTTCTTTCCTGTGATGACACCCTCATAGGTGACGCAGGGAGATCCGAAGCGGTTCTCACCGAGCTTTGGTTTTACGTAAGCTAAGGCTCTTCCGGAGGGCAGCATGATGAAGAGCATGCCGGAACGGCAGCGAAAGGTGAGACCGTGTGTCTTGGTGACTTTCTTATGGCGGACAGCTTCAAGGACGGCACGATCCACGTCCCACCAGAATTTCACGATTTTCGGATTCGCTGTGCGCCAAGCATCAACGATGGGCTTTAATTCTTCTTCGGAAAGTCCCATGTCGAGAGCGCCCATCGCTTTCAGTGCGCCGACTGAGCCGCCATAGCCACAGGCCAGTGTTGCTATTTTCCCTTTTTGTCTGAGATGAGAATTTACGCCATGTTTCTCGACGGGAACACCGAACATTTCTGAAGCGGACTGACAGTAGATATCACCACCTTCAGAAAAAAGTGCCATCCGCCATGTTTCTCTCGCCAGCCAGGCGAGGACTCTGGCTTCAATGGCGGAGTAGTCTGCGACAAGAAAGATGCGTCCTTTCTTTGGGATAAAAGCGGTGCGGATAAGTTCCGATAAGACTTGTGGGATGGAATCAAAGAGTAGGTCTAAGGATGCAAGGTCATTTTCTTTGACCAGCTTTCTTGCCAGCTTAAGATCCTCCATCTTGTTTCTCGGGAGATTTTGAACTTGAATGAGCCGTCCTGAGAAACGTCCGGTGCGATTGGCTCCATAGAATTGCAAGAGTCCTCTGGCACGGCCGTCACGACAGACACAATCTCTCATCGCTTCGTATTTTTTAACGCTGGACTTGGCGAGCTCCTGCCTGGTTTCAAGAACCTCTTTGACATCACCGGAAGCGGTTTTTAGGAGTTCTTTTACTGCCTTTTTATCAAGAGATTCTGTTGCAATCCCCTTTGATAAAAGCCACTCTTTTAGCTGCAGGACAGAATTAGGGTTTTCAAGCCCGGTGATTCTTCTCAGTTTTGCCATGCTTTCTTCACGCACGGCTTCATTATGAGGCTGTTTTCTCCGAGTTTATCCGGGTAATGTGCTCCAGTGTTAAAAAGGGCAAAGGTGAAATGATAGACGTTCCTGCTCTTATTAAAAGAATAGAGGGATAAGGAATGGCGGATAATAATAAAACTAAATATTCGGGTCTGGTTATACAATATAACGAGGGCAAAGATTTTTTAATGGACCTTAACAAATCCACTCCTGATTTTGAAATTACAAAATTTCGATACGTAACACCTGTTGCCTATCCGATCGCTTTTATCGAGATAGAAGCGCTGGAGAGGACTTTGGAGGATTTTCCTGTTGTTGAAAAGACGGTTTTAAGGCTTATTAGTTACCACTTTTTGGAACCGTCAATTATTGCAAAGGTTATGGGCCTAACCGAATCATACATTAGAAAGATAATAAAACTCCTATTAGCATACGGACAAATAGATAGAAACGGAATAACTGCAAGCGGACTGCAATCTTTGCAACAAAATGCATCTATAAAGATAAACACTGTTAAACAAAAGATACAGGTTGACGGCTTAACAGCAAATCCGATAGATATACGGAATTTTATTAGTGATCAGATATTAAACAAGCCTCAGGAATCCGGATTTTTTGTAGCTCATATAGAACCTGTCATGGGCATAGAAAAAGCACTACTGAAAAAACTCATTATCAATAATTACGCAAATTACGTTAATGTCGGTGAGATGTCTTTACATACAAACGTAGAACGCATCAATTATGCCAAGTTTGCGGGCATTAAATATGCAAAGGCATACTATCTGGAAAATTCTCAAGGAGAGTCAATAATAATATGTAAAGCATACGATTCAACTGCAAAGAATATAAAAGACCGGTTTATATGGAAGCCGCTTTATATAGGAAATGCCAATATCGCAAAAACATACACAAAAACAAAGAAATTTGACTTGGGCTACCATAATGCCAAAGAGAGTGTTTTAAATTTGAAAAAAACTCTTAGCTCAAAAAGAAATAAAACAGATAAAGAAATTAAGGAAATGTTGGATCAGCTTTATCCATTTAATTGGGCAGGTACGGAACTAAAAAGAGATAAGAAAACAACACTTTGGGTCACCAAAAAATCATTTTCAACATATGATAGGTTTGTACTTAAAATGTTGGAATCAATAGCTGAGAAACAGAGAGATATCATCTTATTTGAAGAATTGTACGGTGAATATATTATTGTTAAAACTAAAGATGAAGAACTGTTAAAAATTGCGGATTATTATAAAGAAAAGGCTGATGAAATAGGCAGAACTTTTATAATGAATTCAATGGAAAAATTGTCGGATTCCCATAAAGGTGATTTGTTCAGCTTATTGGAAAGGCTTATTAAAAACAATAAAGAGGGGGAATAG